CCAAATACATCTATTGTTAGGTTGTGCTGCATAGTTCCCATCGTCTAGGGCTATGATGTGAGCACACTTGTGCTCGTGCGGAATCTCTGAATGGTCCGTGTCTAATATATTACTTTCAGGGTGTGCAAAGTCAACCGTAAATAAGTATTTACCGTGGTGCCATTTCTTGTCTTTTCCTATGTATTTACCAGCTTGGGCCTCTAAAATATCCCAAGAATGCACAGCAGGATAATAACTAAAGCAATTCCAAAGCTGTAACTCGTCAAGTCTACGTCTAG